AAATTCCCTAACTTATTTAGTAACACTTATGATGTTAGAAAACGTTGGTTTAATGGTACTGAAGTAAATGATATGACTGGACATAGTGCTTACTATTGTGCTATGCATCAAATGTTAACCAATGATAATTCAAAAATGATTTCATACTTTACTCCTTCATATAACACTGGAGTAAAAATTTATGATACCTATATGTCTTTGAAAGCCCAAACATACCCAGATTGGGAATGGGTAATTGTTGACGATTCTAACGATAATGGTAAAACATTACAAATTATCAAAAATATAGCATCAATTGACCCACGAGTTAGAGTTTATAGCTTTGAAGAAAAAAGTGGGGGCATAATTGGGGAAGCTAAGTATCGTGCCGCAAGCTTATGCCGCGGTTATCTATTAGCAGAATTAGACCACGATGATATGTTAACTGAAAACTGCACTATGGATTTATATAATGCAACCCAAGCATTCCCAGAAGCAGGATTTTTTTATAATGATTCAGTAGAAGCTAATCAATTTTTCCAATCACTTACTTATGGTGGTGAGTTTGCTATGGGGTATGGTAAATATGAAAAAGTACAATATGGACCCCATCTTTGGGATGTTGCCGTAACATGTAATATTAATCCTAAGACTATTCGTCATATTGTAGGTATTCCAAATCACGTTCGTGCTTGGAGACGAGAAACTTACTTTGCAATTGGTGGTCATAATCGTGAATTATCTATCGCTGATGATTACGAGTTAGTAGTAAGAACTTTCTTACACACCAAAATGGTAAAAATCCCTAAATTAGGATACATTCAGTTCATCCATGCAAGTGGTGATGAGCAAAATTCACATGATATAGCTCGTGCCGATATTCAACGTCGTGTAAGAAGTATTATGGAACATTATAATGAAGCTATTGCTAAACGTTTTGAAGAATTAGGAGTAGAAGATTGGGTATACGCCCAAAAAGATATGCACCCTTGGGAAGTTCCTTGTCGATGGGGTGATGAAGAAGGATATGTTAACGAAATATTTTTAGGATAAAATCAAATATTTATTATTATGAGTACACAAAAATTAACTCAAGAAGAATTAAATCAAATTAATCAATTAAGAACCCAACAATCAGAAGTTATATTATCATTGGGGCAACTTGAATATCAACTTTTTATTCTTGAAAGAGAAAAACAAAAGTTAAAAAATAAACTTGAAGATTTAGAAATTCAAAGTGAGCAAGCTGCTGATAATTTAACTACAAAATACGGTCCAGGAAGTATAAACTTAGAAACTGGAGAAATTACTTCTAATTAATTGTATTTTTAGGTTGTGTTTTTAAAGGTTTTTTAGTTTTTTGAAAAAAAATCTGATATTTATACGAAAACATAATCTATCTTTACAATGGCAGAAACATTAGTATCACCTGGTGTATTAGCAAGAGAAAATGACCAGTCATTTTTAGTTCAATCCCCAGCCTCAGTTGGGGCAGCTATCATAGGTCCAACGACTAAAGGACCAGTTGAAATCCCAACAATCGTAACTTCTTACTCAGATTACGAAAATAAATTTGGTGGCGCCTTTATCAGTGGTGGTGATTCATACTCATTCATGACTGCTATTAGTGCTTACAATTATTTCATTAATGGTGGTAATTCATTATTAGTAGCAAGAGTAGTTAGTGCTTCAAACACATGGTCTCCAGCTACATCAAGTGATATCGTAAATAATATAGCATCTACTCCAGGTGCATATGCTACTCAATCATATGACTTATCAGGAATTGCTACTGAAGATGTATTCCAAATCTACTATTCAGGTACAAATTATAATTTCTATATTTATACTGACGCAACTCCACCAGCTGATAATGCTCCTTACTCGTATTTCGTAGCATCTGGTTCTACAGAAGCCGACACAGTAGCAAATTTATCAAATAAACTTAATGCTGCTTTATTAGGCCCTAATGCTTCTTCAAGCCTTAACCTAATCACAGCTTCAGCTTCTACAACCACTCTTTTAGTATCTGGTTCAACTTCAGGATCAGCTTTAAATGGTAATGTTACTTTAATTAAAAATGGTACTTCTCAGGGTGCTTTAGCAGGTGGTGTTGATGGTGTAGGTTCAAACGCCTTCACTCTTGAAACACTTTCTGAAGGTGTTATCATGAATAGCACTTCAACTGAAGATTCATCAGGTGCTTTACTAAGTGGTTCAGTTGATAATATTAGATGGGCTATCCAAAATGCTAATACTTCTTCTGGTACATTTACTTTATTAATTAGACAAGGTAATGATACTACAAATAGCCAAACAGTATTAGAAACTTGGACTAACTTGTCATTAGACCCAACTCAACCAAACTATATTGCGGCTGCGATTGGTGATCAGAGACAAAATTATAACCCATCTACTAACCAAATTGAAACAAGTGGTTCTTATTTTAACAAATCTAACTATGTAAGAGTTAAGTCTGTTAACAATACAACTCCAAATTATTACGATAATAATGGTAATGCTAAGAGCCAATATACAGCTTCAATCCCTGCAAACACAAGTGGTAGTTTTGGTGATGCTACAGGTACTAACGTATCTGCTGGAGCTAAATTCTTTAACGAAATTACTAATACAAATACTCAAGGCTTAATTGCTACAGATTATACTAATATGATTGCTTTATTAAGCAACCAAGACGAGTATAGATTTAATGTATTAAGCACCCCAGGGTTAGTAGACGCGTTTGCTTCTCATACAGGTCAAATTACTAATGCTATTTTAAACACTCAAAACAGAGGCGATAGCATTTATATTGTAGACGAAGTAGGATATGGTTCAAGTGTAAACGCTGTAGTAGGCCAAGCCGCAAGCAGAGACACTTCATATGCCGCTACTTACTGGCCATGGTGTCAAGTAATTGACCCAGAAACAGGTAAAAACGTTTGGGTTCCAGCTTCAACATTGATCCCAGGTGTTTACGCATTCAACGATAGAGCTGCTGATCCATGGTTCGCACCAGCAGGTATCAACAGAGGTGGTTTAGGTCAGGTAATTAGAGCCGAACAAAAACTTCCACAATCAAGCCGTGATACCTTATACCAAGGTAAAGTAAACCCAATTGCTACATTCCCTGGAACAGGTACAGTAGTATACGGGCAGAAAACATTACAAACTAAAGCTTCTGCGCTTGATAGAGTAAACGTTCGTAGATTATTAATTCAACTTAAAGGATTTATTTCTCAAGTTGCTAATAACTTAGTATTCGAACAAAATACTTTAACTACAAGAAACAACTTCTTAAGTATTGTTAACCCATACTTAGAAAGCGTACAACAACGCCAAGGTTTATACGCATTCAGAGTAATCATGGATGACAGCAACAACACTGCCGATGTAATCGACAGAAACCAATTAGTAGGTCAGATCTTTATCCAACCAACTAAGACAGCTGAATTCATTTACCTCGACTTTAGCGTATTACCAACAGGAGCAACTTTCCCAGCGTAAAAGTTTTAAACACTAATATTTATAATAAAATAAATAACACAGCAAAATGGCAGTATTAGGTATAAACGATATTTTCTTCACCCCATTCGAACCTAAAGTTCAGAATAGATTTATCTTCACAATCACAGGTATTCCTGCCTTCATGATTAAAGGTTTATCTGCTGTTGGATTTGACCAAGGTGAAATTAAGTTAAACCATATCAACATCTACCGTAAAGTAAAAGGTAGAACTTCATGGAATGATTTAACTATGACACTTTACGATCCAATCACACCTTCAGGTGCTCAAGCAGTAATTGAATGGCTTCGTTTACACCACGAATCAGTAACAGGTAGAGATGGTTATTCCGACTTCTATAAGAAAGATCCAACCATCCAAGTATTAGGTCCTGTAGGTGATATCGTTTCAGAATGGGTAATCAAAGGCGCTTTTATTAAGTCAGCTAACTTTGGTGAATATAACTGGGATACTGACGCTGGTGCTGTAAACCTTACTGTAACATTAGGTATGGATTATTGCGTATTAAACTTCTAAAAAAGTTTTTTACAGAAATTAAATTTGAGCTTGGCTTTGCCAAGCTCTTTTTTTATATTATATGTATTATCGATAATACTAAGTTATAACAAACAATTTATGGCAGAATTTAAATTCCCAACTGAAACAGTTGAATTACCTTCAAAAGGTTTCTTTTACCCAACAGATCATCCTTTAAAGGAGGGTAAAGTAGAAATGAAGTACATGACCGCTAAGGAAGAAGATATCTTAGCTAATGCTAACTACATACAACAAGGTGTAGTTTTAGATAAACTATTAGAATCGCTTGTTATTAGTCCTAAATTTAGTTTAGATGACTTATTAATTGGCGATAAAAATGCTTTGTTAGTGGCCGCCCGCATTTTGGGTTATGGTTCAAATTACACGGTATCTTACGGTGGAAAAACACAAAGTGTTGATTTATCTAAGTTAGAAAATATCAATAACGATTTTACAAATCTAACTGAAGGCACTAATGAGTTTCCATACACAACCCCTTCTACAGGCACTGAAATTACGTTTAAACTTTTAACAGGTAAAGACGAAAAATCCATTGCTAAAGAATTAGAGGGTCTTAGAAAAATTAACCCCGATGCTGGTGAGTTAACTACTCGTTTCCGCTTTATTATTACCTCAGTAGATGGTAAACGTGATATGGAAACTATTACAAACTTTATTAATAATTATCTTTTGGCAACCGATTCAAGAGCACTAAGAGAACATTATAAAAACACTATGCCAGACGTGGATATGTCCTACCAGGGGGAGGACGGTCGATTTCGTACAATTCCAATTGGACTTGACTTTTTTTGGCCTGACATGGCAAACCGTTTCTAATTTTAGAGCAGCTTTATTTAACGAAATACACGAAATAGTATTTCATGGTAATGGAGGGTATGATTACTATACCATCTATAATATGCCTATATGGTTAAGAAAGTTTACCTTTAATAAAATCCAAGATTATTATAAGAAACAATCAGAAGCCCAAAAGCAACAAACCAAATCAGGAAATACAACTAATGTCATTAATGAAGATGGTACTATAAATACTCCTGAATTTGCTAAAGTTAGTAAACAATATAACAGCAAAGATCAAAGAGTCCCAAAGTATGATTAAAGCTTTGGGACTTTTGATATTTATTACATATAACGATTATTAATGGCTACACAAGAAGAAATTCAAAGGCAGAGGGAACTTAATGCCGAATTAGAAAAAACTGCTCAATTAAGGAGAGAAAGTGTAGACATTTCTTCTTCTGTAATAGATTCTTTAAAAGAAACATTAGGTCTTCAATCCCAACGTACTACTTTTGAAGGTACCTTATTAAAGAATAATAAAGATATTTATCAAGCTATCTTAAACCAAAGAACAGGTTTATCAGGCATCGATACTATCAATAAGCAAATAATTAAAAACGAAGAGTTAATTGCTAAAAGTAAAGTAGTTCAAAATTCTTTAGCTGCTTCTTTAGGAAAGACACGTAAAGAAGAAGCTGATGCTTTTGTTGAGATTGTTAAATCACAACAAAGCTTAGAAAAATCTATTGAAGAGGAATTAGCAAAAGCTGCTGAAGGACAAGTTATTAATGAACAAAATCTTCAAAACCTTCAAGAACAACTTTCTGCTAAAACCGCTGACCTTGAAAACGCATCAGAAAACTTAAGTATCCTTCAACAACAATATGCTTTAAACCAGTTAAATACTGAAGAATTAGAAAAGCAAAACGCAGAAAGAGAAAAAGAAAAGCAAATTGCCGAAGAAATTGAAAATGCTTTAGGTGTAGCAGGACAATTAACCAAACTATTAGGATCTATTCCCGGGATAGGGAAATTTGCAGCTCAATCCTATGCTGAAGTTGAAAAAGAAATTCAAAAGATTTATGAAACTGAAGGAAGAGTTGTAAGTCAATCTGAAGCTTTAGGAATGTTAGCCAAAAATACTCTTGGAAAAGCATTTAAAGCACTTACTGACCCCTTTACTATATTATTATTTGTTTTTAAACAAATTAAAGATGCAATAGGTTCTTTAGACAAAGATGTTGTTTCTTTACAAAAGAATTTAGCATTATCTTACGGAGAAGCCCGAGATTTAAGATCAGAACTTGCAGGTGCTGCTACTGCTTCTGGTAATAATTTAATTAATACTCGAGATTTAGTTAAAGCCCAAGGTGAACTTACAAATCTATTAGGTTTACAAGGTAAAATTAATAAAGATAACTTAGTTACTCAAGCTGAATTAACTAAACTTTTAGGAATTGAAGGTAAAGAGGCAGCTCAATTGCAGTACTTTGCTGAAGCTACTGGTAAAGATTTTGGTCAACAAAAATTAGACTCATACGCAACAGCTCAATCTGTAAGTTCTCAATATGGAGTCCAATTAAATATTAAAAAAGTAATGGGTGATGTAGGTAAAGCATCAGCCTATAATTTAGTCCAATTTAAAGGCTCTACTACCGCATTAACTGAAGCTGTTGCTAAAGCTCAAGCTTTAGGTACTTCTTTAGAGGGAGTAAATAAAATAGCAGGATCATTACTTAATTTTGAAGACTCAATCTCAGCAGAATTAGAAGCTGAATTACTTACAGGTAAAGATATTAATTTAGAAAGAGCACGTTATTATGCTTTAACTAATGACATTAGTGGGTTAATGGATGAAATTAATTCACAAATGGGAGACTTTAGTGACTTCCAAAATATGAATGCTATTGCACAACAAAGTTTTGCTCAATCTTTAGGAATGAGTGTTGGTGAATTAAGTGATATGCTTCTTTTAGAACAATATAGAGGTAAAACTTATGAAGAGATAGCAGCAGCTGAGGGTGAAGATGTAGCTAAAAGAGTAGAAAATCTTACTATGCAAGAAAAGTTCAATGAATCTATCAATAAAATGAAAGATTTATTTGTACAGATAGCTGAAGGTCCTTTAGGAACATTTGCTGAAATTATAAGTAGTATCTTAGGTAATACTGAACTTTTAGCGGCTATTATGGGGGGAAGTTTAGTAGCAAGTTTAATGAAAGTAGTTCAAGTAGCCAGAACTGCTAAAAATTTATCGTTAGGGGCAGCTGTTGTTGATATCGTTAAAGCTGCTTATCAATCATTAGGGGGAGCACCTGGAGTTGGTATGATTGCTGCAGGAGCTGCGGCAGCTGCTGGTATAGCTTATCTATACTCAGAATCAAATAAAGCTAATTCAGCCCCAGGCGCTCAATTTGGTGGTGAAGTAGAAGAAGGTGGTATGGTTAGAGTAGGTGAGGTTGGTCCTGAAATTGTACAACTCCCTGAAGGCGCTAAAATTAAACCATTAAATGTATCTGAACGTGGTGATTTAAGATCTCCAACTCAAGGATCATCTACATCAATAGATTTAACCCCATTAATCTCAGAACTCAAATCCTTAAAAGAAGTTATGGCCCAACAACAAAGAGCTATAGCACAAATGAAAGTAGTTATTAATCCTAACCAATTAGAGGTAGGACAAATGACAAACTCTGCTCAGCTCCAATAAGGGTTAATATTTATAATAAACATTAAATCAATTTAATATGGCTTCATTATTAGATAAATTAGTTAACCAAGGCTCAGATTTGACTTATTGGGACGGAAATACTCCACCACCATTAAAGAATACTCAAAAAACTCAAACTCAAATGCACTGGGCGGGCCCAACAGCTCCAACTGATGGTTATTCATTAGATGGTAGTCCTAACTTGCAATTGCAAAAAGCAGACTACTTTAGAATGGATGGCCCTAAAAAATCAGCTGTTGTAGTATTACCACCACCTTCTACATTAGACTTTTCTAATGGTGAATTAACTGGTGATAGATACAAATTATCAGCCCCAGAAGGTAGAGGATTTTTAGTAAACGGACTTTAATAGTCTTAATGGTTAAGTATGCCTTTAGTATCTTCAACGACTAATCTTAAGTCTCTAAAGTACAAGACATACACCGATCCACCTTATGTAATTACACAAATTCCTGATGCTCCTGAAAGTAATGGATATCAGCTAATTAGTGGATTACCTCCTTTAGGTGGGCTTGGTGGTAATGTTACAGACTTTTTTAGAGGCGGATTTGGTCTTCCTCGAGCAATAGTTCAAGACGAAGTTAGAGTAGGCAAATTCTTAGCTTCACCTCAAGGTCTTTTATTTATAGGTAAACAAGAACTTTTATCTCGTATTGGAGTTCGAGAACAAAATACAAGAGGTGCTTTAAATGATGGTTTATATAATCCTTTAAGTACTTTAGCGAGTGTAGCTGGTATAGGTGAAGGGATTTATTTTAACAAACAAACTCAAAGAACTTATTTAGAAAAATTAGGAAGTGAGTTTGAAATTGGGAATGTAGGAGGAGCTGATTATGATGTAAATAGATTAGCTCAATTATATAATAGTAAAATCTTAAACGGACTTGCTAATAATAATAAAAGCCTTACTATATCTCCTTTTGATAACCAAATATTATCATATACAGGGGGACCTGGTGCTGAATTAGGTATAGGTAACACAATTATTCCATTTGCAGGTAATCCTGGTGGGGGTTATTTAAGAACAGGTCTTAATAACCCTAATACTAAAAAGTATTTGTATGTTGAAACACCTCTTACTTCTACACAAAACCCTATTAACCCTGGGTTAATTTATATTTCTTCTACATCAGGTATGGGTAATATAGCAATGCAAAACGCATTCCTTGCCCAATCACTTAATCAACCTGAACCTGCAGCTACACCTACATCTACACCTCCAATTTGGGATTTACGTTTAGATGGAAAAGATAATAATAGTGTATCTACCCTTTTATTCAACCCAGAATCTGTTATAGCTCCTGCTCCTGTTCTTAACTTAAATAGAATAGTAGGAAACTTTGGTGTTAGTAGACAATATGTTTTAGCTAAAGGTGCACTTTTACCTCAAGGTACAGGTGAAAATATACAAGTATTTGATGCTACTTATAATGCAATAAGTGAAGCCGATGGTACATCAACCTCTACTAATGCCCTCCCTTATAATAATTTAGGACCAAATTCTAATGGTGTTCTAACCTACACTCAGGATCAATTAATCGGGGTTAGTAATGATAGCGCTTCATTTGCTTCTACTACTACAGGTTATTCTACTTATGGAGCTACATTAAGAGATTTTAGAAAAGATTTACATGCTTCTTTACCTAAAGATGCTAATGGTAAATTATTATCAAATACTATAGCAGCAGCTCCAAATTATACTGAAAAAAACATTGAAAAACGAGTTAATTTAGGCGATCCTGGAAGTTCCTTCTATAATAGATTTGATTATAGTAAAGGTGTAGATTATAGTAATAATGGTAAACCTGTTAAAGCTCTTGACACTATTACAGCATTCCCTATCTATAGAGCTTCTAACGTAGCAGCTGATAGTACAGACGTAGGTGGAGCTTTAAATGATTTAGTTAAATTTAGAGTAGCAGCTATAGATAATGATAATCCTTCTTTAAAGGATTTTATGCATTTTAGAGCCTTTTTAAATTCTTTTACAGACAATTACAACCCAGAATGGGCTGCTCAAAAATATGTTGGTAGAGGTGACTCTCTTTATAGGTACGCTGGATTTACTAGACAAGTTAATTTATCTTGGACAGTTGTAGCTCAATCTGTTCAAGAATTACTTCCAATGTATAAAAAACTCAACTATTTAGCAGGTAACACCATGCCAGATTATAGCCCTCAAGGTTATATGAGAGCTCCTTTAGTTGAATTAACAGTAGGTGCTTATTTATTTGATCAACCTGGTTTTATAAATAGCTTAACTTATACAGCTAATTTTGATGCTGGTTGGGAAATTGGCATAGGCTCAGATGGTGAAAGCTACCAAACAACCCCAGACCAAGCTTCGGCAGATAACAACCCCGGAGTATTTGAATTACCTAAGATGATTGATGTGTCAATGACATTTACTCCTATCCCAGAATTCTTACCAAGAAAACCAGTAGGTACATTATTTAAAGCAAATCAGCCACAGAATCAAACTTATAAGAATTTAAAAGACAAACATGCTAATAAAAGAGATGTTAACTTTAAACCAGATACATCTGCTGGATTAACAGATGAAGGTTATTTAGTTTACCAAAGAGAAAACTATATAGCATTAACTCGAGAAGGTAATACATTTGATAATTACTAATATGAATCGTTATCAAGCTATCCCAACTACTAAAACCACTTCAGGTAAAACTATTTACCGAACAGTTAAGTATCCT